TGAAGATCACCTACAGGGATTCGGATTTAGAGTCCGTAGCTTGGAAGGTCACATACAAGGGAGGCACGTATTTAATGTGCTGTACCCACCAGTTGGAGTGCGAGCCAGCTCTGAATCATGGAGGGGTTGTTTATTCTTTGAAGGGTAATGCACCTAAGTTCTTGTTTAAAGAGCTAGATATAGCCTTAATACCCTGGGCGTTCTTTAATGGGATATGCCCGGTGGTGACATCGTTTCCTATAATGGAGAGATTGACCGCATACTCAAAGATCTCTGGACAGGATGCAGTTATGACGTTTGTTCATGTCGAGCCGTCGACAAAACGTTTACTTGTGTCTGGTTTTATAAATTGGAAATTCACGGATAAGTTGTTGATGCATGATGTGTCAACCGGTAACGGGTCTTGTGGGAGTATTGTCTTGATACAATGTGATGGAAAATTTTATGTTGTGTCGATACATTCAGGGACGATGGGAGCAGGAGATCACCCGAATTATGGGTATCTCTTCGATCCTTTAAACTAGAATTGGGGGACCGGTGGACCCCAAACCCAGATGACATTATCTGGGACACCGGGATGTCGTTCGATCAGAATTATAGGGTCCTTAGAGTAGTAGCTCGGACCCCGATCGTCCATCCCTTACCGCAACAGCGAGACCATGACATTAGGAGTCTGGACTCGTTGTATTCGACTTTACCTAAGAATGTTCAAGTTCTCCACGACTTAGCAGGGCCTTATTATAAATCCTACGGTTGTGTGAGATCAGTGGATATATCCATCCGTAAGATGGACCATAAGCCAGTTCGGCTGTACGAAAAGAACTACCATTGGAAATCAACCATGGAGCACGTATCAGCGATCTATGACGCCATATTTAGCGAGGTGTCGGCGGCAAGCAATGACGAGATCTTATCACGAATTGATTGGTCGAAATCGTCAGGCATGCCATGGGTTCGTCTAGGGATGAAGAAAAAACTCGATTGCCTTAACAGTAGTCGATTCAGACTGTTTATGTTTGATATCCAACGCCTGATAGAGTCGCGGCCAGTATGGAAGGTCGCAGACAAGGTTGAATGGAAACACATAACATATCTGCTAGCGATGAAGGTGCGAACCTTCATCATTCCTCCGTTGCATTTGTTGTGGTATCAACTTCAGTTGTACATGCACCAGAATGCGGCGATGAAACATTATCATTATTCTGCCTACGGGTTCAACCCCTATCAAGGGGGTGTGGATCGAATGGCACAGGAACTGTTGGTTAATCCGACGTTCTTTTGGTATGATGTTAAAGGTTGGGACCGTTTATTGCCGATTATGCGTGATATATATCGCATACGTAATAAGTGGGTCCCAGCCCGTTTTGACGGACTTAAAACCTGGGTGACCGATAATACCTGTGAATCTCATATACTAGTCCCTGGTGGACAGGTGTTGAGAAAGGAAGTCGGTAATAATTCTGGAAGTGGTTCGACTACGAATGACAATATAATCGGTCACACACTAATCTTAGACTATGCTCTCCTCAATTTTTTTGATGGAGATCGAAAGCAGGTCGAAAGGGTTGTGGCTCGATTGTTTGGTGATGACGACATAGGGAGTGTTAATATAACTCCGGACCAGTATGGTTTCTTTGAGAGCTCGATTCGGAAGAGTTTCGGAGACTTTGGAATGGAGTTAGATCCCTTTTGTTTATCTGGTACCCTTGAGGGTGCAGAGTTCCTGGGGTTTAAATTCCACAACCATGGTGGGGTTTGGGTTCCAGTATACGATGAAGAGCGTCTTCTGGCATCTTTTTGCTATACTTTTGAAAAAGGTAATGCAGGGAAGAGCTTAACGAAGGCGTGGACTTTAACAGTGATGTCCAGCACGGGACGCCGAGAGGTGTTCGATTCCATGTGTTTGGCGATTTCACACTATTGTGATACTCTGAGAAACTCAGTAGACACTGTCGTGGTATCTTTTCGTGAGATGGGTCCCCCAACTTACGAGGAGTGTATCTCATTTATGACAGGTCGGGAGAGTTCTCGAGT